TGATGGACACCTCCAAGCCGATCAAGCCCTTCATCTTCCAGCTCCGCCGCCGCCCCGAGTTCCAGCAGTTCACCCGGGCCGACGACGAGCACGTCTTCAAGCACCGCGAGTTCCTCTACGGCGTGGACGCCCGGGGCAACGCCGGGTATGCGCTGTGGTTCCTGGCCGCCCGGGCGGAAGGGTAGGTGAGCCGTGGCTAAGAAGGTGAAGCTCATGGTGAAAGCCCTGCCGAAGCGGGGCTTTTTCCGGGCCGGGCGGTACTGGCCGCCCGAGTGGACCGAGGTCGAGGTCGAGCCCAAGGTAGCGAAGGTTCTCGAGGCCGAGCCGATGCTCTCCACCAAGCGGGTGACCGAGAAGCCGGCCGGGGAAGGCGACGCGGCCGAAGGGCAGGCGGAAGCTGCTCCGAGCAAGAAGGGCGGCAAGGGAAAGAAGGAGGGGTAGCCCGTGGCCTACGCCACCCCCGCCGAGCTCGACGCCCTGGCGCTGCCGCCGGACGTGGCCTCGAGGGTCGCCGAGGCCGACAAGGCCTCGGCCCTCGAGGCCGCCTCCGCCCTCGCCGACTCCTATCTTGCGGCCGCCGGCTACGCGGTGCCGCTTTCCTCGTGGGGCGACGACCTGAAGGCGGCGGTGTGCGCGATCGCCGCCTTTGACCTCGCGGTCTCCGCCGGGCTCGCCCCCGAGGACGGAGAGGGTTCGAACCTCTACCTCAAAAAGCGCGATGCCGTTCGCTGGCTCGAGCGCGTGGCCAGGGGGGAGGCCAAACTCTCAGGCGCGAGCAGCACCACGAGTGCCTGGGGAGCGCCGCGTGTGCGCTCGGCGGATCCGAGGGGGTGGTGATGGCAGTTTTGGAGGTGCGGGGCCTCGAGGCCCTGAAGCGCCGGCTCGATCGGCTCGCCGATCCCGACCTCGAGGGCGCCTTGGCCGCGATCGGCCAGGCGCTTGTTGAGAAGGTCGAGCAGGGCTTCGAGCGCGAGGCCGACCCCTACGGCGAGCCGTGGAAACCCCTCGCGCCGTCTACGCTGGAAAAGCGCCGCAAGAAAGGGCGCGGCGCGAAGATTCTCCAGGACACCGGGGTCATGCGCCGGAGCCTCAACTGGCGGCTCTTGGGACGGGACGCCGTGGCCGTAGGCTTCGCCGACAGAAAGGCGATCTGGCACCAGTTCGGCACCGACCGCATACCCGCGCGCCCCATGCTGCCGTGGAAAAAAGGCCCGAGCGGCGTGATCCTGCCCCGGTCCTGGATGCGGGAGATCGAATCCACGCTGGAGGCGCTCTTCGATGGCGAATCCCCTTGACGACGCCGCTCGGGCGCTTCTTGCCCACGCCCTTGCCCTGCCCGGGGTGAGAGGCGGGCGCACGGGTGAAGGTGGCCCCATCCCCGAGACCCCGTACGTCGAGGTGGGGGACGGGGTGAGCGAGCTCGAGCCTGCATCGGCCGGCGCTGGGGCGATCTACCACGCGACCTTTGGGTTCTACGTGCTCTTCTACGTGCCCTACACAGGCGCAGACCCCGAGGTGGAGAAGGCCACCCTGCGCGAACTGGTCTGGGGGTTCTACCAGGCGATCAAGGCCGACTACGCGCTCGGCGGGGTGGCGCGGTACGCCCGCGTGCGGCGTTGGGACATCGACCTGACCGTGCGCGAGAAGCGGCGGTTTTGGTTCGCCGCGATTGAAGTGGAGGTGTTGCTTGAAGCTTAGATACGCACCAAACAAGAACGCCAAGGCCTTCGCCCCGGGCCTCCGCCCGGGGCAGGTCGTTGAGGTGAGCAAGGAGGAGGGCGAGCGGCTCCTCGCCACCGGAGCCTTCGAGGTCCTCGAGGAGCCGAAGCCAAAGAGGAAGAGCAAGGGAGGTAAGTGATGCCCGGAGTTTTGGGACACATCGGCCTGGGGAAGGAGGCGAGCTGGGGGATCGGCGTCGCGCCGAGCGTCTTCTACCCCGCGACCGAGGAGATCAACCAGGAGCTTGCCCGCATGCGCATCGAGGAGCCGCACGCGAGCGTGATGCCGCTGCCCTCGGAGGCCGGTCGGTTTTCGATTCAGGGAGGCTTGCGCGGAATCCCCGCCTACACCGACGCCATCGGCCACCTACTGCTGGCCTTCTTCGGCCAGGTGAACACCAGCGGGACCGCCGCCCCCTACACGCACGTCTTCGACGTGCTGAACGGCAACCTTGGGGCCGACCACGCACGCCCGCCCTACAGCGTGCAGGTCACCAAGGAGTCGAAGACCCGCCGGTTCGTGGGCGGCCAGCTCAACCAGCTGAAGCTGGCCCAGGACGCGGATAACTACCTGAAGATCGACGCCGACTTCATTTTCAAGGACTTCCAGGATGGGCTTGCCCCGGCCACCCCGTCGGTGCCCACCGACCCCGTCTTCGGTTTCCGTGACCTGGCCGTTAAAAGGGGCGGCACCGCCTTCCCGGTGCGGGTCGAGTCGGTGGAGATCACCTTCTCGAACAACCTCGAGGCGGTCAACGCAACGGGAAGCGATCGGATCGCCGCCGTGGACCAGGGAGTGGTGAACGCCCAGGCCCAGTTCACCGTCGAGTTCGACGACGCAGCGATCTACAGCGACTTCGTGAACGACGTGGCCAGCGACTACGAGTTCGTCTGGACCCGGGGCGGGAAGAGCCTCGCGATCAAGTTCTACCGTGGGATCATCGTTTCCCACTCCGACCCGCTCTCGGCGGCTGGGCGGCTCACCGCCGTCTTCACCGTGGACGCCGAGTACGACCCGGCGAGCGGGAAGATGGCGGACGCCACCTTGATCAACGACACCGCCAGCTACTAGGAGGGCGCATGGGAATCGCCGAGAAGCTCAAGGAGTACCAGGCCCAGCGGTTCGTCTTCCGCTTCCCCGACGGCGAGGAGCTCCTGCTCCGGCCGGTGCGGGCGATCGAGGTCATCCCCCGCCTGGGCGTGGCGCCGGACGCGGTGGGGCGGTTCCTCACCGCTGGAGAGGCCAGCGCCGAGACCCTGGACCCCGCCGACGTGCCCCAGGCGGCCCTTCTCGCCGGACGGCTGGAGGAGGCCTACTACGTCTACGGCATCGCGAGCGTCGCGATCTGCTTCGACCACGAGGCCCTCGAGGGCAAGTGCCCGGATGGAGCGGTTCCGGTGAGCGTGTTCCGGTCCTGGGTCCGGGAGCAGTACGGAGAGGATGTCCTCGCCAAGCTCGAGCGTCGGCTCCGCGAGGTTTCCGGCGAGATCCGCCCCGAGGAGGTGGCCCAAGACCGGGAATCCTTTCGTGAGGTGGCTCCGGGCCCTGCATTACATGGGGAAGGCGTACGGGACAAACCCGATCGAGTTCCTGAGCCTGTCCCTGGGAAGGTTTGAGCTACTCCTTCGCGTCTTCGAGGAGGGCAGCGCCCACGAGCAGCTGATGGCCGAGAAGGAGCGCCAGAAGGCCGAACTGGAGGCCCGCCGTGCCGCGCAATGAACTGGAGATCATCCTTCGCCTCAGGGACGAGGCCACCCGGGCCCTGAAGCGGGCCCAGGGGGCCCTGAAGGGCCTTGAGGGGGAGCTGAAGCGGGCGAAGGCGGCGGCCAACCGGATGTGGTCCGAGCTGGATCGCATGTCCGGCAGCTTGGCCACTATTGCTGGTTCCGGGGGAGCCGCATACGCTCTCGCCGCGTTCGCCAAGGAGGCCTACAAGGCCGAGGTTGGCACGCGCCTCTTCGTGCGCCAGCTCGAACGCATGAACCAGGACGCCGAGGCAGGGCTACGTGAGCTCAAACGCATTGCCGACCGCCTCGGCGTCCTGCCCGATCAGATCGCCGACTACGCCACCCAGCTCCTCCGCCAAGGGCTTTCCATGCGAGAAATCGCCCAGGCATTCGAGGGGGCAGCAGCCTTGGCGCTTGCGGCAGGCAAAGACGTGCTCACTGGCATTGACGCAGTAACCAACGCGATCGTCAACCAGCAGTCGGTCTACCTTAACTATGCCGGAATCGCCGAAAACCTCGACGTAGCCTACCGCGAGTACGCCAAGACGCTCGGCAAGACCGTGGATGCGCTGACCAAGGAGGAGCGGGCCCGGGCGGCGGTGCTCTTGGTGCAACGGGCGACCAAGGAGGAAGTCGCCGATCTCGACACACTCCTCGGCGGACTGACCGGGAAGCAGAACCGCTTGAACAAGGAGCTCGCGGAGTTCCGGCGCACGCTCGGCCGCCTGGTCCTGCCCAGCCTCGAGCGGTTGCTCGACGTCGCCACTGGAGTTCTGGACGCTATCAACCGAGCACCCCCTTGGTTAAAACAAGCAGGCGCCTCCTTCGCCGTGATGAGCACGGCGATCAGTGGCGTGGCCGTGAGCCTCGGGCTGCTCCGCTCCGCGATTCTACCCTTCCTGGGACCAGTCGGGTGGTTCATGCTTGCCGCCAGTGGCAGCGCCGCCTTGGCCGCTGCGCTTTCTACGTTAAGTCGCGAAACTGACCCGGCCACCCGGGCGCTGCAATCCGTGCGGGGCGAGGTCGAGCGCCTACGCGGTGAGCTTGCGGACGCCAAGAGCGCTGATGATTTGATCGCAAAGCTCAGGGCCCTGGGGCAGACACTCACTGGTCCAGCCAAGGAG